ATGCTGAATGCAGAAGGGGTTATTCGTGATTATTTCACAGACCCGAAAACCGGAACGCCATTATTGAGTGTTCAAGCGGTTTACAGGTTCGCCCGAATGGGGCAAATTCCTCATGTTAAAGTCGGACGAAATTATTATTTCAGTGAATCCGCACTTGATGAATGGCAAGCCGGCAAATCTGATGCGGACGAATTAACGCAAGAATTCGACGTATTGGCGCCGATTCCGGAATAAAAAAATGACGCATTAACAAGTGCCATTGTTAACGCGCCATATTCAAAAGACTATACCGTTATTATATCACAAAATAAGGGGTGATGAAATGAATAATAACATCAAAGAAATCACAAAAACCGGTTTATATATCCTTGCTACCGGTGGCATGTTGTTTGGCGCCGGTGCGGTTGATAGTGCGCAATGTGATGCCATTGACGTATTAGCCGGCTCCATGACCGCTGTATCGTGCTTATTACTTGCGGAAAAAATCGAATTAGACCAATCGGAAGACGTAATTCAACCGGTTGAAATGATTCTAGAAGTGCCTCAACGGCACGCATACAATTGGGCAAAACAAGGCCGCCCGGGCGAAATTAGATTATAGGGGGTAAATTATGAAACTCATTAGCTTAAGACTAGAAAACTTCAAAGGAATCAAGGAACTTGAAATTAATATCGACGGTGAAAATATCAGTATTTACGGCGATAACGCCACCGGGAAAACAACCATAGCCGATGCATTTAGTTGGTTGTTGTTTGGCAAGGATAGTAAAGACCGGGCGAAGTTTGGCATTAAAACGCTAGATAGTGCCGGCAATGTTATTCACAACCTTGAACACGGCGTATATGCAATGCTTGAAATTGACGGCGAAACGGTGGAACTCGAACGTGTTTATAAGGAAAAATGGACGAAAAAACGCGGAACCGCAACCGCTACATTCAGCGGGCATGTTGTAGATTTCTTTATTAATGGCGTACCGAAGAAAGAAAAGGAATATACAAAATTCATTGAAAGTATTATCGATGAAAACATGTTCAAATTGCTTACTAGTACTTCATATTTCAACGAGGTTATTAATTGGACAGACCGCCGGAATATGCTTATTACAGCGTTCGGCGATGTTGATGATGCGGACGTGTTGAAAAACAGCAAATACAACGATTTAGTGAAAGCCATCGGCAAAAATAGCGTCGATGAGTATAACAAGATCGTTGCAGCCGAGAAAAAGAAAACTAATAAAGAACTTGGCGACAACAGCGTTCGCATCGATGAAGTTTCAAAATCTATTGTAGATTTTGAAGATGTCGAAACGGCTATCGCAGATTTGAAGGCTAAAAGCGACGCAACCTATAAGGAAATTGCCGATTTACGTGATAAAGCCTATGTAATGAAACAAGATGGCGGCGAAGTGCAATTACGCGCCGAATACAAGGCAAAAACTGACGAATTACAAGCGTATAAACGTGATTTTGAACGTGATAAATCAAACGCAATAAATGCAGCTAAGCAAGAATACGAAAAAGTTATGCAAGATTTAAAACGTCATAAGTCGTCAATACGCGAATTAAACGAGGCGATTGAATCCCTCGAGCATAACAAGTCTGCTGAAATTGAACGTATGAAAGATTTAAAAAAACAATATGATTCATTGCCAAAATTCTTTTATATCGATGAAAATTCATGCCCAACATGCGGGCAACCATTGCCACCGGAACAAATCGCCGAAGCTCGCGAAAAGGCTGAAAAAGCCTATAACGAAAATCGTTCGCGTGCTGTTTCTGAAATTAACGAACGCGGGAACCGGGCGCAAAAAGAAGTTGTAATTATTACCGCTAAAATTGAAGAAAATAGCGCTAAAAAACAAGAATATGAACTCGAAATTAAAGAGTTAACCGGCGCACTTGATGTTATTGGAAAAAATATTGAAGCGATTAAAGAAGAAAAGCGTATTGATGTAACGGAAAAATTCAAAAAATTGACGATTGAAGTTGAAGAATTAAAACAAGCCCTTGAAACGCCGAACGATGCACTCAACAAGCAAATTGAAGACATTAACAATCAGATTGCCGAATTGCAGAAACAGGCCGATGAATACGGCGTTAAGTTGTTAGAATACGAAGTAAATCAAAAGAATATCGACCGTGTGAATGAATTACAAGCGGAACAACAACGCTTATCGGCTAGATATGAAGAACTTGAAAAGCTAACGTATCTCATGGAAGATTTTACACGTGAAAAAGTACGTCAATTAGAAGAAAAGATAAGCGCTAATTTCAAATACGCCCGGTTCAAAATGTATGATGAACAAATCAACGGCGGACTTGTGGAAACGTGCGAAGTTATGGCCGACAACGTGCCATATACCGATTTGAACAATGCCGCGAAAATAAATATCGGGTTGGACATTATCAACACGTTTAGCCGACAAGCTAACATCACAGCGCCGATATTTATCGATAACGCTGAAGCGGTAACTAAATTTATTGATACCGATTCACAGGTTATAAAACTCGTTGTAGATAGCAATTATAAAGAATTAGAAGTTAAGAAAGGGGCATAATTATGTCAACAGTAAACACTAATCAAGTAACAAACATGCAGACCGAAGAATTAGGATTTAAGTCGATGCAAGCATTCGCAAACTTGCAACGTGTAGCGAATATGTTCAATAAATCGTCAATGGTTCCGCAAACGTTCCAAGGCGAACAGAATCTCGGGAACGCTGTTATTGCCATTGAAATGGCGGTTCGTATGGGCGTTTCGCCGTTGATGGTTATGCAAAATTTATACGTTGTGCACGGCAATCCATCATGGTCGAGCAAGTTTTTAATCGCCACATTTAACCAATGCGGTCGGTTCAGTAGTATCAAATACAAATTTACCGGTAAAAAAGGAACGCCCGAATACGGATGCACGGCGTACGCTACAGAATTAAAAACCGGCGAAAAAGTGGAATCTATCAACGTTACCATGAAAATGGCGAATGATGAAGGTTGGACGAATAAAAAAGGTAGTAAATGGCTTACGATGCCGGAATTGATGTTACAGTATCGCGCAGCGACGTTCTTAATTCGCACGGTAGCCCCTGAAATCTCTATGGGGCTTGAAACAGCCGAAGAAGTGCGAGATCGTGGCGCCATTGAAGTCGAAGGAACACCAATCGACCCAATGCAAGAAATTGCAGAAAATGCCAACAAAATCGAATTGGGATTTGATGCGGAAACCGGCGAGGTTATTGACGCCGAAGTAAAACCGGTTGAAGAAGAAAAACCGGAGCAATCGGAAGAACCGGCACCGAGTGAGTTGACTTTCAATGTTTAGAATTGAATCGTTTGGTAGCGGTAGCGGTGGGAACTGCTACCGCCTTACCTATAATAATCAGTCAATTGTTATTGATTGCGGTTTTAGGCTTAACGCCTTATATCGTAAAGGTTTTACATTATCCGATGTAAAAGGCGTACTTATCAGCCACGCACACAACGACCATTGCAAGGGCGTTGCGGACTTATTGAAACATGGCGCGGTTGTTTACATGAGCGATGATACGCGCCGGACGTTGGACTTGCGATATAACTTTTTGTGCCGGCAGCTTAACGCCGGCGATACGGTGAAAATCGGCGAGTTTACAGTGAAGGCGTTCGACCTTCAACACGACATCCCGAACATTGGGTTTTTAATCAAAGCCGGCGACAACGTCATTGTTTACATCACGGATAGTTATTACTGTAAATATCGATTTAAAGGCGTAACGCATATGATGATTGAAATCAATCATTCATACGAAACGATTGAACGGTCATTACACGCCGGAACGCTTAATAAGGCGTTATATAAACGGCTTAAAACGTCTCATTTTAGCTTAGAAAATGCAATACAATTCTTGAAGTCATGCGATTTATCACATTTGAAAGAAGTGCGAATTCTCCACTTATCGCAAGACAACGGAGATGCCGAACTATTTAAATATGAAGTAGAACGCTTAACCGGCGTATTGGTAAGCGTTGAGAGGTAAATGTTATGGCTTATAGTACGAAAAAATTAAAACAGTATCGAAAAATACTCAAAATGAATCAAAAGGAATTGGCGGCGGCAATCGGCATTAGTTTGACGTCCTATTCTTTGAAAGAGCAAGAAAAGCGATTATTTGACATTAATGAAATGCAGAAAATCGCGCAAATTATCAGCGATAAAATTGGAAAAGTAATTACCTTTACTGAATTATTTTTGCTTGATAAATAAGGCGGTGGCGTTATGGCAAAACAACAATACTTTTCACATGACGTCAACGCGTTCAGCGACCCGAAAATCGTAATTATGATTGAAGATTGGGGCGTCGTATCTTATGCGTATTGGTGGACGTTAGTCGAAGATTTGGCAAGTGAAGAAAATAATACGTTGCCTATCAATAATATTACGTTCCGGTATTACGCTAAAAAATGGAATATCGAAAAAGATGAGGTTCAACGATTTATTAAATCACTCATCGATGACTATGAACTACTTGCCACCGACGACGGTCTCGAATTTTGGTCGGAAAGTTTAAATAAGCGAATTGAAAAAGTTAGTCAAAAAATGGATGCCCGGCGAGAGGTGTATTCAGAAATGGGCAAGCGTTCAGCAGCTAAACGGAAGGCTAAAACCGTTAACGATGAAAGTTCAACCGTTGCAACCGTTGGGAACGGTTCAACTCAACCGTTGGCAACCGTTGACGAACCGTTGAACGGTTGCCAACAAAAGAAAAGAAAAGAAAAGAAAAGAAAAGAAAATAAAGAAGAAGAAATAAATAAAAGAAAAGAAAATAATAGAACCGTTCTTCGAACGGTTGAATTCTATGTTTCTAATATAGGTCAATTATCCCCGCTTAATTTAGAAAAGATAAATGACTTAATCGACGATTATGGCGATGATAACGTATTACAAGCCCTTACATATGCACATAGTAAGGGAAAGGCGTCAATCGGATATATTGCTACTGTATTGAAGAATCAAGCCCAAGAACTCGCCGTTCAAGCGCCATTGGCTCCCGGTAGTAAATATCCGGTAATCAATGCAGCCGATATGGAAGGATACGACGAGGGCGACGAGGTAGAATCATGAAGGCAATCGGCGAACACGATATCGTGAAAGAACTTGAATCGATACTTGGGTATAAAATCAATACCAAAATATTGAGTGATGCGGATATTGCCGAAATAAAGGAATATGCGAAACTCGACGATTTAACTACCGAAGCTATCATGAGTAATAAATTCGATGCCAAAAGCTATTTAGATAATATACGGACTTGCATGGCTTGCACTAATGCAGCCGAATGCCAAGCCTCTATACGCGGATATGTGCCGGTGATGGATAGTAGCGCACATATCGCGTATAGGCCTTGTAATCGATATGAGGCCTACCGGAAGAATCAGAAAATCGCGGATATGCTCGGCGACGCTAATATTCCGCCGGTGTATCAAGCAATGAGTTTTGAAACCTTTGATATAAATCGCATAAATGGCGGTAAATGGCTTGTAAATCGTGCTAAAGGTGTAGTAAGTCATGGCGACGCTAAAACGGCGAATACAGGGCAAAAACAGCCACTAAAACCGGGGATATATTTCACCGGCACGCCGGGCATCGGCAAAACACATCTAGCGGTTTCGACGTTGAAGTTATGGATTGCAACCGGAAGAGCCGGCGCGTTTGCCATCGTACCGATTTTATTGCAAAGTTTGCGAAAAGGATACGAGCAAAAGGACTATGACGAACGCATCGAAATATTATGCAGCGTTCCGCTGCTAATTCTCGATGATTTCGGTACAGAACGCCCGAACCCTTGGGCAACTGAACAGTTATTTACGATTATAAACGCCCGTTCTACAAGCGGTAAGGCAACCATATTCACAAGCAACCTATCAATTGAGCAAATGGAAGGGCGCCTCGGTGAAATGGGTATTTGTATAAGTAGTCGCATTTTAGGAATGTGCGATGTAGTGAATATGGCCGGAAAGGATGCGAGAATTTATGATTAACGATTCATATAAAACATTCTTGAAAATATTCGGAAGTTATTTATTACTACTTTTTATTTTCTTTTTGGTTTTCTTCTTATTGGGTTAAATTGCGAATTTTGAGTTATAAGGCGAGTTTATTTTTTTAGAGTGTAATTAGATTTAAAATCGAATAAACTTCATTGTGGCTCAAAATTGATGTATAGAATTGGGAGTTTGAACAGATTATGGCAAAGAAAAATATTAAATGTGAGTTGTTTCATGACAACTTTCAAAATTATAAACGATACGGAATCCCGCGGGCACAGTTAGTTATTGCTGATATTCCGTATAACTTGGGCGTGAACGCCTACGGAAGTAGCCCTCAATGGTATATTGATGGCGACAACAAGAACGGCGAGAGCGCAAAAGCCGGCAAGTCGTTTTTTAACACGGATTTTAATTTCAATATTGCCGAATATTTTCATTTCTGCAATAGGTTATTGAAGAAAGAGCCGAAAGAACGAGGGCAAGCCCCTTGCATGATTGTATTTTGTAGTTTTGAACAAATGCAAATGGTGATTAAATACGCCGAAAAGCACGGATTTAATCATTATACACCGATAACGTTCATCAAAAAGCATAGCGGGCAGGCGCTAAAAGCGAATATGAAAATAGTCGGCGCCACTGAATATGCCCTCGTGCTATATCGCGATAAGTTGCCAAAATTCCGTAACGGGTGCCAACGAGATGAAAACGGCAAGGCAATCCGCGGAACCGGGAAAATGATATTTAACTGGCAGGAGTGGCAACGTGATGGGAAGGATGTTCCGAAAATTCACCCAACACAAAAACCGGTTAATGTAATCAAGAAACTAATTGAAATTTACACAGACCCCGGCGACGTGGTAATCGACCCGGTGGCCGGCAGCGCTACAACATTACGAGCCGCCCGGGAATTAGGGCGTCATAGTTACGGGTTTGAAGTTTACAAGCCATTCTATGAGGCCGCCAAGGAGCAAATGATTAATCCGGAGTTATTCCGGGAAAAAGAAATTAGCTTATTTGATGAGGTGAGGGAATGATTAATATTAATCGCAAAGGCGCCGAGGGCGAGCTTGAATTTGCCAAGTATTGCCACGGTCAAGGTTTCGACAAGGTAAGGCGTACGGCTCAATATTGTGGAATTACGGGAGAGGCGGCGGATGTTATCGGCCTACCCGGCATCCACGCCGAAGTTAAGCGAGTGGAGCGGTTGAACTTATACGAGGCTATTGAACAAGCGAAACGAGACAGCAAGAAATCGGGGCGAGTGCCGGTGGTATTCCACCGTAAAAATTATCGTGAGTGGCTTGTAACAATGACCGCTGATGATTGGTTTAACCTCTACCGAGAAAGCGAATTATTGAATAGCAATTATAGGAGCGATGAAAATGGACGGCACAACATTTAGGGGATATATTTTAGAATACTTACACGGAAAAGGGTACAAATACATCATCAATGATGGATTTGGCGAAGTCTATGCAGTGGACGCCGTAGAAAGTGAGTATAGTAATTATATCGAAGGCAGTAAGCGGGTTAAATGGGTGGGGTTTTGCGAATTATTCGAAGATGTTACTTGCTCCGACCCGTTGAATATCGCTTGTGAAATTGGCGCATTTGATTGGACTACCGTGCCGGATAATACGCCGGTGCTAGTGCGAAACAACGCAACAGAGCAATGGGAATATCGGCACTTTTACAAATATAGCGCCGAATCGGATTATCCATTTATTTGTTATATCGACGGTAAGACAAGTTATACGGTTAAAAGTATTCAGAGTATTGTTAAATATGATAATTGGGCATTTTGCAAGCCAGCGGAGGTAGACGATGAAAATTAATTGTGAAAACTTAAAACGCCTCAGAAAACAATGTGAGAAGCTGCGGACATGGCGCTATATCTTGCGCCAGATGCGAAGCCGGGCAACAAGTGGACAATGGTTATTGCAAACGATAATACCTCATGAGATAGGGGAGGACTTCATGGACGAAATGGCGGAACGGCTAAAATCTAAAGGGTTTGAAGTTGCCGTAAGCCCGAATTATAAAGGCAAGTATTATATTTTGTCGGTATCGTGGGAGGGCTAAATTATGGAGATTGATTTCACACCCGGGGCACTAGAAGTTATAGTATTTGCCTTAGTGCTAATCACTATATTAATTATGGACTATTGGAGGCGTTAAATGTACGGCAATGAGTTAATTGTGGATAGTTTTGCCGGCAATGGCTAGGGCATTAGTAACTGCTAATCTAGTCGATAGTGTGGCAGAAAGGGCAAAGGCTTAACATGGATGAACGAACTAGAATTAAATATTTAGAGCAAGCAGCCGAAAATTTAAAGCCGATTATTGAGTTAATGGGCGAGCTAAAAGGCAAACTCATCAAGTTGGATGATTTGGCTGATATATTGCGGTGGGATAGCGTAGGTCGGTTTCAGTTATACACTGATGATTTACTACTTGAATTTGACAGCGTTAAAAACCAAGCGGAAAAGCTAGAGAATCATATAGAGGTTGAACTTGAAGGGTCAAGACGATGAAAAGGCTAGAAGGGGGGATAAAAATGCATACACCTTTACTTTTAAGAGATTTAAAACGCATAGATGATGAACTACGTTATATCATGTATCAACTCAGCGGTAGCGAAGAATGGTTGAACTGGTTAAATGAACGGCTCGATGAGTTGTTTGAGATTAGCTACGGCAACTATAGTACATCTTGTAGTATCTTAATGGCAGAATTTGAATCAGTAAAACATCAAATCGAGAACATAAGAACAAGTGTAAAGGCGGAAATCGAGTGGCAAAAGAAACGGGGCTAATTATGGACGTGAATTTCAAAGTAGGGATATGGCTGTGTGACGAAGTAGACACGGAACAGTTAAGGGCTCAAATTGAAGACTATATTGAGCATTTAGACGGTGTAGGATTGGCGGAGGTAGTGGAAGATGATTATAGATTTTCAGAATCAGAAAATTAAAACATGCGACGCGGTTGATGTGCTTGTTATCAATTCCCCGAATGCGCTTGAATATGAGATTATGGCGATATTGGAATCGGCAGTCGGGTTATATGCATGCGCCAAAGGTGCAACGATTGACGAAGGAATCGACAATGTGGGCGAGATGTTGCAAAGCTTGAGGGAAAGACTTGTAAGGGTGGAGGATATGCAACATGAAGAAGATTAGATACAGATTCTACTTACCCGATGAATTTCAAGGGTGGGAAACCATCGCAGAGTGGAAACCGGGGCGAATGGATTTTGAAGAGCAACAATTATTGCACCGCTTTGCAGAATCATTTGTAGACATCGAGCGAGAAGAAATTGAGGAGGGATAAAATGGAATGGCATAATGGGCAAGAAGTTGCACCGTACCCTGATAGGGTGTGCTTGTTTTATCTAGGCGAAAAAAGATATGCAGTTGGACATATTAGGTCGATTGCAAGCCAAGACCGCGAATATTTAATATTGCCGGCGGACGAAACACAGCCATTAGTTGGCTTTAGTAGAGTTGAAAAGTGGGCTTATATTACGGCACCGGAAGAATAGAAAGAAGGAAAACTATGAGCGCATTTGAAGTTATTAACGTTCTAGATATTGTCGATATGATTGTAGATTTTGAAGAAATTCCACTCAATGGAAGAACGGTAAAACTAAGGAATGAAATTAGATACAAAGAGTACGATTTATATCTAGGCGAACCGGGAGCATTGAAAAGATTAGAAGAAGCAGTAAAAGCATATTATCAATACGGAATCGAATGCAGAAAGAAGGCACAATATGAAACTGAAATTTAAGAAACTAAGAAATGTTAAGACGCCGACATACGGCACAACCGGCGCAGCTTGTTTCGACTTTTATGCGCCGGAAAATGTGCAAGTAAGTCGAATGCTATCGAATAAAATCCCGCTAGGCCTTGCCTTTGAAATTCCGGAAGGGTATGCAATGTTTATCGTTCCCCGGAGTAGTACCGGGCTTAAAACGACATTAAGACAATCAAACTCAATCGGGGTTATCGATTCCGACTACCGGGGCGAGGTATCCGCCTTATATGATCGTTTAGGCGTAAAAGACGAATACATCAAGAAGGGCGACCGAATCGCACAGGGGTTTATTTTACCGGTGGCACAGGTAGAATTTTTAGAAGTTGAAGAATTGAGCGAGACCGAACGCGGTGCCGGCGGGTTTGGTAGTACGGGGGTATGAGTTTATGGGTGATATAGCAATTTTGCGAAGTGAAGCAAAAAAAGGACTTTTGTTATCGCTGTATTATGCCGGCTTTTACTATATAGCAAGAGATAATTCAGATATTTTATATGCTTTTTCGAAAAAACCACAATGGAACGGCTATGATTGGGAAGAAACCGGCGGCGTGTGCATTTCCCTTGAATGGGTTGATAACTTGTTATTTTTTGTTAAAAAGTCGGAGCCATTGAATATATTAACGGAATTGTGCGGCGTTGATTGGCGAACCGTTAAACGGAACACGCCGGTACTTGTTTATAACAAGGAAAGCGGCGAAAAGCATAGACGATATTTTGCAGGATTTAATGAGTGTTTGCAATCGCCTTTTATTACTTATTCGGGCGGACGCACTTCATGGACTGATGAAAATAGTAATGGTGAAGTATGGAAATTTTGCGAGTTAGCTGATGAGGAAAAATAACGATGCACATTGAAATTACAGCGTTTTATATGTTGTTGGTAGTCGGAATTATAGTTATTGTGTTTGATTATTTACGGCGATGAGGTGGCATAAATGTCAACGTTACGAGAAGAACTACTCAAATTTTTATACGAAAAAGACATTCGTTATCTTTGGAAACTTCATGATAAAGCTAGTTTATTCGGTCTTTTTAAAAAGCCGGATAAAGAGGGGGGAACGGTGGCGATTTCTCAGATATACCGCTTGCTGTTTAGATGTAATGAGTGATTTATTCCCGGAAGTCGAACCTTGTGTACCGTTCGATATTGGCAAAGAGATTGGCGTTATTGATTGGAATGAGGTTCCGGAAAATACGCCGGTGTATGTTCGACGTGGTGAACATGATATTTGGAAGGTTAGACATTTTGCTAAATATAATCCGGGAAAGGCGAAACCATTTATTTGCTATTGGGGCGGTTTATCAAAAGATACGGCAGCTAACATCGAACCTGGTGTACCAATAGTAACAGCGTGGGAACAGTGCAAACTAGCCGAATGAAAGGGTGGAATAACTATGGATTTTAACCGATACATTACAAAACAAATTTATGAAGCAAACAAATTATTATGCCTGTTTGAAGAAGAAACGAAATTTGCTGAAACGCTAGATTTATTATGCGATTTAGAAAGTGAATTTCAAGACGTAGCAAAAGACGTGGCAAATAAATATTTTGAATTTAAAACAGCGTTGTCGATTATGTATATTAAATCGAGAAAAATGCCGGAGAAAGCCGAAGATATAACTATAAATCCATTACTTACAATTTTAAAACAATTCAAAGAAAAAAATTAAGGCGGTGCAGCAAAAATGATGAAATTCGGGCAAGTAGTTGACAGTTATCAATATGATGAGCATTTGGAAGTAGAAAAATATAAAATCCCAATCGGTGGCGAATTAATCGCGTCAATTGTACGAAGTCCATATTCGCAAGGCGGCGACCGAGGTTTATGGGAAATTGCATTATTGCATAATGGTAATTTTGTATATCCGGTAGCATTTGCAGATATATTTAATTTTGACAAAAGGGGATTTTGGACAGAAAAAGGCGTTACCGGTTTATTGATTGAATTAAAAACTAGAATAGGTAACGGCATCGGAGCATATGGCAATGAAAAATGAAACAATGCACATATTCGGGCAAGAATTAATATATCGACCGTTTTACATCGATATGATAGGACGTGAACCGTACGAGCAAAAACAATGGTTTTTGAAACTCGATGATGAATTCAGCGTTTCAATTTGTGAATACTCGTTTCGCGGATCCATTAAATACGAAATGGCGATGATGTATAAGGATTGCGTAACGTACGATGTTCACCCGGATATATTCGGCGACGACGTTAAATCCGATTTAAATTATGAAGATGTGTGCGTATATCTCGATGTAATCAAGAAACGGCATGAAAAGAGGGCAGCTGCTAATGGTTAAGATTTTAGAATTATTCGGCGGTATTGGCGCGCCCCGGAAGGCACTTCTTGATTTGGGCTATGACGTCAAATCTATTGATTACGTGGAGATTGACGAAAAAGCCGTGAAATCGTATAACGCCATGTTCGACAACTCACAACGACCGCAAGACGTGCGAGGTTGGAACCTTAAGCCGGATATATTGGTTCATGGTTCCCCTTGCCAAGATTTCAGCATTGCCGGCAAACAACAAGGCGCCGACGAAGGCAGCGGAACGCGGTCGTCATTACTACATGAAACTATAAGCATTATCCGGAATCTCGGCGAGTGGCGCCCGAAAGTGGTTGTATGGGAAAACGTCAAAAACGTACTAAGCCGGCACATGGTGCATAATTTTGAAGGCTATTTAGACGATATGAAAACACTCGGTTATACAAATAGTTATCATGTGATTAATGCGATGCATTACGGACTACCGCAAAAGCGCGAGCGTGTATTCGTTGTATCACTACTAAATGGCCGTAAGTTTGATTTTGGGAAAATGCAACGGCAACCGTGCAAGCCATTAAGTGCCTATTTGGGCGATTATGAGAATAAGCATCTTGTAACACAGCCTAGCATGTTACGCCTTATTCACGGCGAATTTACAAATCCTAAATTCAAACGCCGGGTAGATGTTATCGAAGATTATTGTTATACGATTACTACCCGGCAAAGCCGATGCCCGAATAGTGGCGTCATTGATTTGAGAAATGGGCAGTACCGGTATTTGACCGAATTAGAGTGCTGGCGGCTGCAAGGCTTTGAAGATGCCGATTATTATGCAGCCTTGAAAGCGAATCCGGGGATTCCGGGAAAGCTGAACGCTACACTCTACCGACAAGCCGGCAATAGTATGCCGGTGAACGTATTACGCGAAATATTCCGCGTGTTGCCAATATAGGGGGTTATTATGATAAATGAATTAATCAACCGAGTAACAAATGATGATTTACGCGACTTTTTAGAAAGTACCGGATTTGAAGTTGAAAGCGAAATTTATCAATTCGAATTGCCTTCAATTAAACCGGGGCAGTATTTATGCTTTAAATTTTTCGGATATTACCATTTTGGCGGTAGACAATGGCGGCACTGTATTACTTTTAAAGTTAACGATACCGAATTTTGTTGTGATGAATTGGCAGCCGATAATGATGAATTAACTATGCAATGGAGCATATTTTTATTAGAAAGATTTGGCGCGTTATATCTCTATGGGCAAGGATAAAACGCCACTTTGTTGACGTCAATAAAGTGGTAGAACTGTAGCGTATATGAGGATTTATAAGGGGTGCAAAAATGAATGAACTAGAAAAAGAAACGATTAAAATTAATTACACATTTTATTTTTATGATAAAAAACAAGATTTTTATTGCAAGCATGAAGTAAATGATTGTTGTAGGCTTGTAAGCTATGAACAACTATTACGAAGACAAAAACGAGTATTAAATGATTTAAAAGATTTTGGAGACTTTGAACCATGCAGTTATGAAGATTATATGGCAAATAACGAAGAAGAAAGCGAATAAAAATAGGCGCGGTAATGAGGGCGAATATGAATGATAGACGAAGAACAATAATAAGATTATGTTTAAAAATGTTAAAGCATGAGAATATAAGAAATTCAATAAAAGATAGGAAGAATTTTTCAATTTTAGGGTTTCAAATTGCGTTAAACAGCTCCTATGCCTATGACTTGTTAGCTTATAAAGGGCAACCAATATGCCATATAAAAAGGCTTGTATTTATTAAAAAAGTGGTGAGATAATGGCAAAACTAAGCAAGGCGGCAAAGAAAAGCCGCATCAGAAAAGCAAAGCGAAAAAAGCTTGAACCGGTAGTAATTGAAGACGTAATTATTGAACACGAGGAACGCGTCGAAGTGATCCGCCAAAGCCTTTTGAGTTATGGATTTGAAAAGATGAATGCGGCATTTAAACGATACAAGACGATATTTCAAAGCATCGCGGAAAGGTTGAGGTTATGAAAATAAAAGCGGTTTGTTATTACTTCATCGGTGCAGAAATTAAGTCGTTTCATACAAAAGATGTTGCATACGAAACAACATATCAAATGTTGTCATATGATGAAGTACGAACATTTATTAATGACTTTCGAATTTATTTAGCAAACCAATACGGGACTGTTCCGGAATATGTAACGATGATAACTATAAATTTAACCGGCGTTATTAACATGTGCAAAGGCATGGAGTTGCAAAATACGGACATAGAAAACATCTCACAAATTGCGGACATATTAAAAGAACTCAATTCATTAGTGCAATAAGAAGGGAAGGGCGCAAACAATGAACAAGGAAGAACGAACTAAAATCACGATTGACTTTCATAGTACGAAAGTAGCAAACTTACACGAAATTAAAATTATAAATGCTGAAAAATTGGAAGCATACGAGATTTTCACAACATTAATTGAAGTCGCTGCAGATTTTGCAAGTAGAGATAGAGGAATATCACACCTTGACGCGATGAAGTTTATCGGAATTATGACACTTGGATATGTTGAAGATATGCAGCAACGAGAAAGGGAGCGCGCAAATTGAAAATAACGATTGATTTACATAATGATTACGGTGCCGGCGATAATGAAATAGACGTCGAATTTATTAATTGTGAAAATATCGAAAAATACGAAAAATTAGCGATGCTAGTTATGGCGTTATTTGAAATCGTGAGACAAGAGAAAGGGCACGAAACGCCGAAATATATAATTTCTTCTATGCTAATTGATTTATTGAATAAAATTGCACTTAAAGAGTTTGAGATTGGGTTAGATTAGGATTGAATCGAGGTACAAATGGAAATTGATAATACTGAAAAACGAAAAAGGGCGAGAATTCGCCTCGAAGTGTTGAAGGACGCACAACTCGAACGTATTGCGCTAAATGACAGAATTAGAAAGTTAATGCTTGAAATGGGGCCGCAAGGGTTGCCGAATAAGTCCGTAATCGAAGGCAGTACCGGCGGCAGTGCATTGCCATCATTGGAGCAGCTGAAACGACTTACTATATTACGTGGAAAGCTTGAAGACTGGCATATAAGCGCTGTGAACGAGGAACTCGCCATAATCGCAGAAATTAACAATCTCAAAAATGCAAAACACCGGGCGTTATTGCTTGCGAAATATGTCAATAATAAAACGCTCGGCGATATTGGCATTGCATGGCATTATACTACTGACAATATAAAGCGCATTCATCGGGCGGCATTGCTTGAATATTATGGTAAGAATGAGAATTCAATACTTTTGTATCTTGAAAAGCAAAAAAAAGTATAACTGTTTTTCACCCCCCTTGACGTGTTATATTGTACTTGTGATATTTCGTTTTAAGCGTTTTTCTCTTCCGGTTTAAACGAATGTCATGACTTCTTAAGCAAATGAGCAATTACCATCAGCAAAACGGCACTGACTAATATAGTCGGTGCTTTTTTGCATTTATAAATAAAGGACGTGAACGAATTGATTGTATTATGCGACCGCAAACAATGTCTAAATAACCGCCGCGGTCGTTGTATCGCTGAATGCGTAACTTATAAAGGGCGTTGCGTTGATTATGTAACGGCTCATGATGCAAGCCACCATAAGGGCGGCAGATGTCATAAGGTAAATGGCAAGTTTAAGCCGGATAGTGCGAAAGTATTCAAGTAAAGGGGTGAAAGCATGCGAACGACAAAGGCAAAAGCAACAAAACCGGCGCGCAAAAAGCCAGGACGAAAGCCGATAGAAATCGACCAAGGTACATTTGAAGGCTTATGTGAAATCATGTGTACGCTTGACGAAGTGGCCTTTTTCTTTAAATGTAGCCCTGATACGATTGAGCGTTGGTGTAAGCGGACATACAAGGATAAGGACGGAAAAGGGCGGACTTTTAAAGACGTATCGGTAGAATTCCAAAGCATTAGTAAAATCTCATTGCGACGAACTCAATTCGCATTAGCAAAGAAAAGCACGGCAATGTCAATATTTTTAGGAAAAGTTTATTTGGGACAGAAAGAAACGCAATCGGTTGAATTAACCGGCAAGGACGGCGAACCGGTTGAGGTTGAAAATACTGTGAAAATTTATTTGCCGGATAACGGAAGGGACGGCGACAAGTAAGCTATGATATTGAAACCGCAGCCGGGCAAACAAGAGATGTTCTTATCATCCCCGGCAGACATTGCCATATATGGCGGTGCGGCGGGCGGTGGCAAGACATATGCGTTATTACTCGAAAACGTCCGGCATATAGACAATCCGAATTTTGGTTCGGTTATTTTTCGCCGTGATAGTACGCAGATTACTAATGAGGGCGGCTTATGGGATACGGCGCAAGACATATACGCTCAATTGGGCGGAGTGGCGAAACAATCGCCGAAGTACATTATTGAATTTCCTAGTGGTGCGAAAATCACATTCGCACACTTGCAATATGAAAAGCATGCGAAATCGTATCAAGGTTCGCAGATACCTTTGATTTGTTTCGACGAATTGACGCATTTTAGCGAAACGCAATTCTTTTATTTACTCTCTCGTAACCGTTCAACGTGCGGCGTAAAACCTTACGTTCGGGCAACTTGTAACCCGGATTCTGAAAGTTGGGTTCGTAAGTTTCTCGATTGGTGGATAGACGACGACGGTTATCCAATAGAACAGCGTTGCGGCGAATTGCGTTATTTCTTCCGGCGTGATGGTGCCATTATTTGGGGCGATAGCCGGGAAGAACTAGCCAAGGAATACAACCTCGAAATGACTGATATTAAATCAGTAACGTTCATTTCATCGTCGGTGTACGATAACAAGATTCTTCTTGACGTTAACCCGGAATATTTGGGGAATCTCAAAGCATTATCGACGGTTGAGCAAGGGCAGTTATTATATGGTAACTGGAATATAAAACCGAGTGCCGGACTTTATTTCTCGCGTGATGATTTTCGCATCGTTAAAACGCCACCGTCGCAGTTATTGCATGGCGGTCGTGGTTGGGACTTGGCAGCGACGGCAATCACGCCGGAGAATGACAACCCCGATAGAACGGTCGGGCTGCTCATGGCACGCATGAAGAACGGACAATTTATATTTCTCGATGGTTGCCGGGGCGCGTACAACGCCGACAAAGTTCAGAAACTCGTTCAATCATGCGGCAAGCAAGACCGCGCCATTTACGGATTTAATACGATAGTTATTCCGCAAGACCCGGGGCAAGCCGGGAAACAGCAAGCACAGTTTTATAAACGGCTATTAGCCGGGTTCAATATACAGACGTTTACACAATCCGCCGGCGGACGCCGAAAGGCAAGCACAACAACGGCGCCGAGCGTGGCCGGTAGTAAAATAACGCGCGCCCTTGCCTTATCGGCACAGGTGCAAGCCGGCAACGTGTATTTATTAGAAGGCGAATGGAATGAGTGGTTCTTGAATGAAATGAACGGATTTCCGGACTTATTACATGATGACGTAGTCGACGCCGCTAGTGGCATATTTAACTTTATAGCGGCGAGTGGCTCATGGAATGGCCTCGCCGATTAATATTTGAAAGCGAGGTATATCATTGAGAAAAACGCGAAGCAAGCAATTAAGAAGGGCGGACGGTTTCAGTAATGCGATGCTCGGGATAGGGCGGAACGCATACGATCCGTATAATAAATTTAGTTTTGACGGCGTAGGCATGGAATTGACGAATCAGCAACTCGAAAATTTATTCACTTATAACGGCATCGCTAATAAGATTATCACGGCGCCGGTTGATGATGCTATTCGTGCCGGTTTTGCGATTACTTACGGCGAAGACGAACTCGTTCAAGACGACAAACTTCAATCAGTAATTGAAGATTTAAAAGTTGAAAGCGTTTTGAAAGAAGCAGTTTCATGGGATAGATTATTTGGCGGCGCGCTTATTGTCTTACGTATTAATGACGGCGGCGAATTGGAAGACGAACTCAACGAAAAGAAAATTCAGTACATCGACGCCATTCAAGTGTTCGACACCGGCGCCGTATCGGTTCGGGCGACGTATAGCGACCCGAAGAACCCAAAATATGGCACACCGGAAATATATACGATTAGCGTTGCAAACGGTTCATTTGAAGTGCATGAATCGCGTTGTATACGCCTTACCGGCGATTTATTGCCGCGCAATATCCGCATCAACCGGGACGGTTGGGGCGCGAATATATTAGAACGCTTGCGCGCCGAATTGATGAACTATAATATTTCGTTGCGAAACGCCTTGATGATTTTGCAGCGATTAAGCCAAAGTGTAATCAAATTCAATGAATTGGCGAATATATTGAGTGCGCCCGGCGGTGAAGAACTTGTACGTAAACGCATGAACTTAATCGACCAAGCCCGAAGCATCGATAATACGGTCGTACTTGATGGCCTTGACGATTATCAGCAACATAATTCGACATTGAGCGGCGTTCTTGACGTCATTAGTGCGTTTCAAACGGCATTGAGTGCGGTAACTGATATACCGATTACACGCTTATTTGGGCAATCGCCGGCCGGGCAAAACGCCACCGGTGAAAGCGATATGAACAACTATTACAACATGGTTGAAGGCTTACGCGTGAATAAGATTAAGCCGGTAATCGTGCGTATAGTTGACATTATCGACAAAGCGGCCGATTATAACGTAACATTGCCGGAGTTTTGGACGGTTGAATTCAACCCGCTTGAAACGCTCGACGAAAAGAAAGAAGCGGAAACGGACAAGCTGAAAGCTGAAACGGATAAACTCAAAGCTGAATATTATACGGCGCTTGTCAGCATCGGCGCACTTGATGGGCAAGAGGTACGCAACACCATTCAAGAAACCGGAGAATTTAAAACCGAAGACGTGCCGGACGATGAAGAAGAATAAAAGGGGGCATTTATGCGCTACATTCCGAAAAGAAAATGGAAATATCCGATAGCGCATGAGCGCTATTACACAAAAATTCTTCTGCAGTATGTTAAAACTCTATTTAAAGCCTATAGGGCAAACGGAGAGCGAATAAACGCACTCGTCGAGTATAATCATATTAAATACGACGAAAACGACGTTACAGACGATATAATCAAGTCAATTTCGGACGCGTTGGAAAATGACAACATTATGCAAGGTAAAATAACCGGATTTTTTGGAATGGTCGACAATTACAACCGGGGCGAATTTGAACAAGTCCTCAAATCGATGCAAATTAATGCGTTCGGGGCTGAACGTTGGTACAATGAATATAGTCGGCAGTGGATTGATGAGAATTTAGCACTCATCAAATCAATTCGTGAAGATACATTACGGCGTATCCAATCAGAATTACGTGAAGCGGTATCATCAACGCTAGAACGTGGCGTTCAAACTAAATTATTAGCTAATCGCATTCGTGATTTATCCGGTGTAACGGAAAAGCGGGCGCGGTTGATTGCACGCGACCAAGTCGGAAAATTAAACGGACGTTTAACTGAATACCGGCAACGTGGCGCCGGCATTAAGGAATACCGGTGGAGTACCTCGAACGATAGTCGCGTACGTGAAGCGCACGCCGAGCGCGAAGGGCAAATATTTAAATGGGATAAGCCACCATATGACGGCCACCCGGGGCAGCCAATCAATTGCCGATGTGTTGCCTTACCGGTTATTGATTTCAAGAATTTAGCCGAACAAGGCTTTTACCAACCGCGGGCGAACCGTGCAGCCGTGGCGCAAGCCATGAAACAATGGGGAATCCCTACCGGGGCGTTATATACGCAAATTGTTGGCGCTGAACCGGTGCCGGAAGATTTGAAGAATAAGCCGTTTGCTAATACGAACGAGGCCTTTACATATTTTGAAAATGAGTATGGCTTTAAAAACACGAATAAATTCAAAAACTTTGAATCGGAAGCGTTAACGTTGGCAATGGAACAATTGCGAAAGTTAGACAATCAATTTAATATTTTGAAAAATTTCAGCGATGAACGCACTTTTGAATGGGTACCAAAAAGAAAGTCAGCGATAGCCGCGATAGGTAGCGGCGGTTCATGGAAATTTGAACAATTGGAAATATTTTTTAGTAAACAAATTTTCGGTTCATCGTTAAAAGATTTTATAAAAATAAAACAACGTAATATTGACATCGGATTCAGTATTCCGGTTGATAAAAACAATGTAAAGATAGCCACCATTACACACGAATACGGGCATATTATCCATAACCATTGGTTTTGGAAACACATCGATTACAAGGGTTTACAACTCGCAATCGATAACTTTGACTTCATGAAATATAAAACTAATGCTGGGGCGCGAAAAGCATTCAAACGAATGTATTATACTTTCACGAATAAATTACTTGATGATGAAATCAGAATAATTCGCGATAAAGCCAAGGAAATTGCAGAAAAAGAAGGCGTTCAAGATATTGGAATATCAAATTATGGCAAAAGCAATTCAATGGAATTTTTCGCCGAAGCTTTTTGTAATTCACAGTTGAGCAGTAATCCGACGCCCGTCGGTAAAGCTATGTTGTGGTGGCTTAAGAAAGAAGGGTATTTGAAAAATGACGATTGATGTTCCTTATTTTTTGACAAATGAAGAATGGTACCGGGAAAATCCGAAATATGACATGTTCGACGATTTGAAACGTGAACCGCAGTTTCTTTTGACTGAAAAAGCGCCGCCGGAAGCGGTGAAATCCTACAATGAATACGTCGAACTTTCAAAACATTCTTGGTACGATGACTATGAAATATAGTAAGTAAAATAATCAAAGCATTTCGCACTTTGCGGAGTGCTTTTTTTATTGCATAAATTGCCGTGAAAGGGGGTGAAACATGATTGCAACGATATGACTATTACACGTTGCCGAAAGCAACGAAAACCGATGAAGGATTTATCAAAGACACGCCGATTATTGGGCGCGTTGGCCTTTTAACTTACTACAACGCCGACGGCACAAAACGCATCGAATACCGGCCACCGGAAGAAGCATTCAACGCCGATTCATTGGCAAGTATTAGCGGTAAGCCGATTACTATGGGGCATGTGGCAATGGTGAACAGTCGGAACGCCAAAAAGGTGCAGCCGATTGGCTCGGTTTTAAGCGGGGCCCGGCAAGATGGAAACAACATTATTGCCGATGTCATTATTTATGATGAATTGCCACCGGATAAGCGCGAATTATCTTGTGGTTATTCCGTAGATCTCGACGAAACACCGGGCACAACCCCGGAAGGCGAACACTATGACGCCATTCAACGCAACATCAAATATAATCATTTGGCAGTAGTGGCAAAAGGCCGCGCCGGTAACGCACGATTAAACCTCGATGCAGCCGGCGAACAAACTTTTATTCATGATGTAGATGATACAAGAAAGGACAGTACACGCATGAGCAAATTACGATTAGACACCGGCATTGAATACGAAGTACCGCCGGAAGTGAAAGCAGCATACGACGCATTGGAAAGCAAAAACGCCGAATTGCAGAAAGCAAAAGATGTGGCGGAAGCTGAAAAAGATGTTTCCAAAGAAGAAGTAAAAAAAGCAAAAGACGCACTCGAAAAAGCAAAACAGGAAAATAAAGACAACTTTGATGCGGCTGTAGCTGAACGCATTGATATGCTTACCGTGGCTACAAAACACGGCATCGAAAACGCTGAAAAGTTGGATAGTGCGGACATTAAAAAAGAAGTAATCAAAAAGGTGCATGGCAATGTAAATCTCGATGGCAAAAGCGACGACTACATTCAAGCTATGTACGATTTAGCGAAAGATAAAACCGATAGCGCTGACGAAAAAGCGCAGAAACAGCGCAAGGACATGACCGACGGCATTGAAGGCCGCGCCGATGATTCCGACGTTATCGACACGCAAGAAGCAGCACTCGCAAAATTGAAGGCTGATGAAGCGGAATTATATCGCAAAACAAAATAATTACTTACAACCTACTTACAACTACTTACAACGAACTTGAAAGGAGCATTCATATGCAGAAAGTAACAGGCATTAATTGGTACTCTTACGGCGACGGTGCCATTGCGGGCGCTAAAGCCGATACAACGGTCGATGTTGTTGATTCTTTTGCCGTGGAATTGGCGGAAGGTTTGGAACCGGGGCAACCGGTAGCACGCGGTACAGATAAAGCCGTACACGCGAAATTAGCAAAGGCAAGCGCCGAAGTTATCGGGGTAGCCTTGCATACGCATAAAGAACCGAAAACGCCTTATTATGGCGCCGGTGATTCTATCGGCGTAATGACATTTGGCCGCGTATGGGTTGAAGTGGCCGCCGACGTAACAGCAGGCGACAAAGCCGGCGTAAATGCACAAGGCCAATTCATCAAAGCCGCAAGCGATACCGACGCAGTGGCCGGGGCTACTTACTTAACAACCGCGAAAAGCGGCGAAATGGCTATTTTGAACATTCGTAAATAATCGAACAGAAAGGACATTGAACACATGAGCAAACAACAGAATTTTGATGAAATGACTGACTTGCGTATCTTGAATACGCGTTACGACGATAATACGTCCGCGTTCTTGGCTCGCCAATTAACACACGTTCGCGTTCAGGCCTTAACCGTGAAGCGTCCGCCCTTAGAGGCATTCTCCACGTTCCCGGTTCAAACTGATGTGCCACCGGGAGCAGAAACAGCCTTACAGCGCGTATATGATTCCGTTGGTATGGCGAAAGTAATTAGTGATTATTCCGACGACTTGCCACGTGTTGACCTCTATGCAACCGAACACCCTACAAAGGTTTACACTATCGGCCTTGCATACGGTTACACCTTGCAAGAAGTGCAGAACGCACAATTCGCCGGCGCAAATTTGAATTCTTTAAAAGCTGAACAAGTTCGCCGCGGGACTGACCGCAAAATTAACCAGATTGCATGGAAAGGCGAAAAGAATTACAACATCATCGGTTTCTTGAACAACCCGAACATCTCTGAATTAAGCTTAAAAGCTGACGGCGCAAGCGGTAGTACTAAATTCGTCGATAAAACCGCGAAACAGATTATTCGCGATGTAAAAGAATTATTGGCAACGATTAGCGATGCAACGAACGACGTTGAAAAAGCAAATTGCTTGTATTTATCCCCGGACGCATACGCACACATCGCAACTACTCCACGAACTGACGTTTCTGATTCCACGATTCTCGACTTCATCAAAAAGGCATTCCCTTACTTGATTAAAATCGAAGAACGTCAAGCATTAAAAGGCGCCGGCGAAGGTGGTAAAGACTTGATGGTAGCCGGTGTATTTGAACCGGCGTATATCAAACTCGAAATTCCGGAACGTTTCAAACAGTTACCGGTTGAACCTCGAAACCTTGAATTCATTGTGAATTGTACATCTCGCGCGATTGGCGTTACAGTTAACTATCCGATGGCATTCGCAAAAGCAAGCGGTATCTAATTAATAACAATATCTAAACGGCATAACAGTTGGTTATGGCGTATTTTTTTATGCATTTTTTCAGAAATGGGGTAGCAAAATATGGCTAAATTGTTAAATAACACGGCTCGTGTAATTGCGTTTGGCGGTATTGTGTTAATTCCTAGCATCGCGGCGGAGTGCAAACTCCGCCAAGATGATTTGGCACAATATCCAACACTTTCAAACTTAATTGATAACGGCGATATTGAAGTTTTGGCATTCGATGCGCCGGTAATTAAGGGCGCCGCCGAAGAAGTGGAAGAACAACCGGAAGAACAACCGGAAGACGTGGAAACGGAACAGGATTTTGAAGAAATGAGCGTTGCTCAATTAAAAGCCTATGCACATGACAACGGCATTGACTTGGGCAAGGCTTACAAAAAAGCTGAAATCATCGAAAAAATCAAGGGGTAAGCCTATGAATTGCGAAAACATGACGCAATTACAAAAGGACGTTTTGGCACTAGCGCCCGAATTATCCTTTATTCTCGCCGGCGATATGGGCGAGACGCGCTATAACATGGCCTATCAATTGGCGACTTTGAACGTTTCTGAAACGGCGTTCGGAGATCGTTACGATTTGGCAATGGCTTTGTATATCGCGCACACATTGACCCTTCAAAACCTTGTAAGCAAACAGGGCGCAATGGCGGCCGGAATTACACAGGGTAATATTGCAAGCGAAAAAGAAGGCGATTTAGAAGTCAGTTATGGCGCCGTTTCCGGTGCTAATGGTACCGATGAATTACTTAATAAGACGTATTACGGCAAGTTATTTCTTGACTTGCGTCGTAAATGCGTTCTTACCGTGCTTACACGGCTCGGGTAGGTGGTTAATATGGCAAACTATAAATTTGTAGAAGATAACGACGCTATTTTGAAACAAATCGAACGCGATTTAAAGGAATTGGCAAGTTATGAAATCGCCGTAGGCGTGCAAGGCGCGGAAGCGGCCGAAAGCTATGACGACACCGGCGCAACAGTTGCCGAAGTTGCCATATGGAATGAATTCGGCACGGAAAAGATTCCGGAACGTCCTTTTATGCGACAAACAGCCGAAAAGCATAACAATTGGAGCGAGGAAACCGCCGACGCGTGGAACTCGGTTATTAATCGATTAAATCCGGGGCTAGCCGCTCAACTTATCGGGCAAAAAGCCCGAGGGGATATTCAAGAGGAAATCGCAAACGGCGAATTTACGCCGAACGCGCCTCGAACTATCGCCAAAAAAGGCAGTGCTAGACCGTTAATTGATACCGGGCGCATGCGTCAAAGTATCACGTTCAAAGTGCGAAAAGGTAAATAATTATGAGCAGATTTCGAAAACCTATCACGGTTTCGCGACAGCGTGAAGCGGGCTTTTATGACGACAACGGAAATTACATCAATCACGATGATTTGTACGAATTTACCGTATATGCAAGCGTCCAGCCTCTTAATAATAATGAACGGCGCACGTTCGAGGCTCACGCGGACGGACAACGCTATACAAACGTTGTAAAAGTGTACACCGATACGGAATTATTCCCGCCATTGCAAGATACGCAGAATAAGGCGCAGACCGTTGGCGACGTCATTACATGGCGCGGCAAACAGTACGCCATTGTATCGTGCGAACCGTATCAAATGGATATTATCAGCCATTACAAATGCATTGCCGTCGAGGTATCAGAAAATGACGAATGACAAATTTCTTCATGATTTAGTGGCTGAACTGTTGGACTTGCCACTCAATAAAGTAATTTGGGCGTACCCTGATGCGCCGAGACCGCAAGGAACGCACGCCGTACTAAGATATTACGGCCAAAAACAAGAAGTGCCCGCAGAACGCAGAATTCGCGATTCTGACGGTAACGCCGATTTGATTAATCGTTGGCTTGTTTGGCTTGAAGTGCAAGTATACGCACAAAAAGGCGAAAACGCCTTACAAATGCTAAAAGAATTAGTGAATAAGGTCGAATTATTCGACGTACAACAGCGCTGCCATATTCAACGGGTAGCGCTTATTAATTTTGAGCCGGTGAAAGACTTGACGGCATTGCTTGACGGTCGGAAATGGGAAAGCCGGGCGGCGATTGATATTCAAATTCGCTTTACCGACATAACCGCCGATAAGTTGCCAATGCTCGAAAACGTCATTATTACCGGCAAACTCAACGAATTACCGGCAAACACCGGAATTATTAATAAGGAAATGGAGAATTAGCGAATGGCAAATTTAAAACGAATTGTAGATGTTAGCATCGCGCTGAACACTTCCGGCATTAGTACGCAAGGTTTCAATACTATTCTTATTGCCGGTTATCACATTAACAGTTTGAACCGCGTTGACATCATCAGCGATATTGACGATTTGACCTCTATGGGTATTGCATCTACTGATGAAATTTATAAAGCCGTTGCGGCGGTTAAATCTCAAAAGCCGGGTGCTAAAACCGTAAAACTCGGACGCTTAACGGTCGACACCGCCACTATTGGCATTACAGCCAAAAATAACACGGCCTACACCGTAACAGTGCAATACATCGACCCGGCAACCGCCGAAGTTAAAGAAGAAACTTACACGCATGAAAATCAATCCGGGCAGGCCTCCACGATTGCAACCGGTTTGGCTGGAAAAATCACATCTAGCAAGGTAACGGCCACGGCAAGCGGCGACACCGTTAAATTATCCATCAAAGCCGATTGCGCTGTTAAGGTAAGCAAATATTTGACCTTAACGGCGACACCAAGCGATACGGCGATTGCTGATGATATGGCGGCCATTAATGCCGAAGATTCCGACTATTACGGCGTTGTGTTGGCTGATAAGGACGCCGACAAAATTCTTAAAATGGCTGCTTATATTGAAACACGCGACGCCGCTTTATTTGGTGTATCTAAATACGACGCCGGCGTTCCGTTGAATGCAAGCAAAGCGGATATTTTAACCCAATTAATGGAACGTGAATACTATAGAACGTTCTTCTATGGATCTAAACTCGAAGGCTATGAAGGCGATTACGTTGAGGCGGCTATTATGAGTCGCTGTTTCGCTATCAAACCGGGCGGCGAAACATGGGCGCTCAAATCTCTCGCCGGGGTTAGAACTAGCGCGTGGACGGAAACCGAAGCACAGGCGATTTTCAATAAGAACGGCAACACGTACGAAAAAGTACGCAATCAATCCGTTACACAGAACGGCAAAGTCGTTGCCGGTGAATGGATTGATGTTATCCGGTTCCGCGATTGGCTTATCGAGGAAATCAAAACACGCATTTTCTTGTTCTTGAAGAACGCTGATAAGATTCCGTACACCGATGGCGGTATTGAAGGCATCGGCGCACAATTACGCGCAGCCCTTGAATTAGGCGTAGACCGTGGCGGCATTGCGCCGGAAGAAGTCGACGCAGATGGCAACGCTAACCCGGCGTATGTTATTGAGTTACCACTCGCCGCCGATATTAGCGTAAATCAAAAGGCAAGCCGCACGCTTACCGATGTAAAATTCACCGCACGATTAGCCGGCGCAATTCACGCGGTAGAAGTGAATGGCTCTTTCACATACGCCAATTTGACAACGACTGATAAAACTGTTGCGTAATTAATCAGAAAGGAATTAGAACATGAGCGAAGTTAAGACTTATAAAGCCTCTGATAATATTCTTGTGTTAGGGGCTCGTCAGATTACCGGATTCGGCGAAGATGATGCGTTTAAACTCACACCATTGGGCGACGGTATTCAAATCAAAGTTGGGTGCTATGGCGACGTAGGTCGTTCCCTTGACCCGAACGAATGCTATGAAATAGAACTCACCTTACTTGGTACGTCCGAAGATAATGATTTTTTGAGTACCTTATACAACATCGACAACAAAACCGGCAAGGGCATGGTGCCGATTGTTATTAAGGATTTAACCGGAACAACCACGTTCGCAGCGTCTCAATGTTGGGTTTCTAAGCGTCCGGAACTTGAACGCGGTAAGGTAATCAAAGAAAATAAATGGACGTTACAAACCGGCAAAGCAACAATGTTCACAGGGGGCAATAATTAATGGCAAAAGCAGTAGGCGAACGCGAACAGGTATTTATTGGCGAAAATACCTTTTATATTCAAAATATCCCGCCGTTTAAAGCGTTGAAGGTTTTGGGCGATTTACAAAAACTTGTAAGTCCAATTATTGCCGAAGTTGGCGATTCTGTTACCGGTATTGAAGGATTTTTTAATAAAGATGTAATGAGTTTCGGGGTTATGGGTAAAGTCATGAAAGGCGCATTCACAAGCCTTTATAAATACGTTGACGGCGACACCCTCGAACAAACACTAAAAATGTTACTTGATCCGAAATATGTTGCGGTAGAAATTAACGGCAAGCCGACGCCGTTAAACGAACAGGCGGCAACACAGGTTTTCAATGGAAACATCATGGAAATGCTCGAATTAGCATGGCAAGTGGTGCAAATCAACTATAGCGATGTTTTTACAACAGCTGCCATCCGCTTTGGCAGCTTACAGGAAAATCTCGTGAACAATACGAAATCCCCGGCAAAATAAGGGACGATTTCAAATCAGAAATGGGCATATGGCGAGCAATTGACGCGGGCATGGTTACAATGACGGAAGTTAAAACCGGCATTGTAACGCTCGCGGATATTCAACGTATCACAGCTTTTTTAGATTTCAAATCGGACTTTGAATATAACGTTTCTGAAAAATTAAAAAATAAGAAATAAAAGGGGGTGAGTGATTGCAAGTAAGAGAATTAATCACATTGATTCGATATAAGCTTGATAAATCGAGTGTTAATAGTGCAAAAGCTACCGCCGAAGTATTGAAGTCGAATTTGAATAGTGCCGGTGAAAGCGGCGAAAAGGCCGGCACTAAAATTGCAAGCGGTGCGCAACAAGCAGCCCAAGGCATTCAAAAGGCAACACAAGCGGCCAAAACATTTGAAGAACAAATGAAGGCAGCCGGGAACTATCAAGATAAACTTGGTAGGTGGCACGGCGCGAACGGTAAATATATCAAAACAACCGACTTGCAAGCCATGCAAGCAGCGGCGAAAAGCGGGCAAAACATCGGGCAATCAATTGCACAAGGTATGCGAACGGCTGACAAAGCAGTGAAACAAGTCGGCTTTTCTATGCAAGGCCTGCAACCAATTGCAAGCATGGTGCAAGGCGCTTTTATGGGATTCGGGCAACGCGTATTTGATTCGGTAATGCGTATCAAAGACGCCATTATTGAAACGTCCGACCGAATGCAAGAACTCGACGGCAAACTCCGGAACGTTACCAACGGCGATGCTCATCGCGGCCGTGTAAAAGAACAATTATACGACGTTGCGAACAGTTCGCGTGCCTCGATTGAAGACGCCGGCGACCTCTTTTATAAGGTTAGCCGGGCACGCGAACAAACCGGGCTGAACGAACAACAAAACTTTGATTTGACTGAAACCGTTGGCAAGGCCTTGACTGTTGGCGGTGCAAGTACGCAAGAGAAATCGGCAACCATTTTGCAATTATCCCAAGCATTAGGCTCGGGCGTATTACAAGGCGACGAATTGCGCAGTTTGAACGAAAATGCGAGCGGCCTTATGACTGAAATCGCAAAATACTTCAATACGACCGTCGGCGGCTTGCGTCAAATGGGTAAAGATGGCGAATTGACATCGGAACAGGTGGCAAAAGCAATTTTGGCATCAAAAAAAGCAATTGATGAGCAATTTGCAAACATGCCGATGAAGATGGGCGACGCTAAAACTAAAATCGGTAATATTTTGAAAAAGATGTTACTCGATTTTGAAGGGGCGACAGGGTTCTTCAATGGTTTGGCTCGCTCCTTGGTTGCTCCATTTGAGGGCTTTTATTCTATGATTCAACGATTATCGCAACGCATGGGCGGCATGAATAAGGTTGTGCGATTAGCCGGCGTATTATTCGGCTCATTGGCGGCTGCTATTGCGATTGTGAATTTTTCTAAAATTTCAACCGGTATTATGACTGTTGTCAAAGCGGTTCGGGCGTTCATGGTGGCTAATGGTGCGGCACTTGGCCCGGTATTATTAATCGCGGCAGCCGTGGCACTCATTGCGCTCGCCCTCGAAGATCTCTATACATGGATTACCGGCGGGGAATCCGTAATAGGCGACTTCCTCGGTTCGTTCGACGAATTCAAGCAAAAGAACCAATGGGTTCAAGATTTTATCGATTCATTTCAATTATTAAGCCGTGAAGTAATTCGGTTAAAAGACACGTTCGTACAAGCCTTTGAAAATACTGATTGGTCGCCATTAATAGGCGCCATGCAACAGTTAGGCGGCGCCGTGTTGCCGTTGGTAGTTGGTGCCCTTGAATTGGTTCTCATGGCGATATTAGGCATATTAGAGGCCGTCAATTGGGTAATTGCGAAATTCGTTGAACTCATGAATAGCGGTGGACTAGTGGCGCAAATTTTAACGGCCTTCTTTGCCGGATTCGTTGGAGTTGTTACCGGGTTATTTAATACACTGACGGCAGTATTCCAAGGCAATTGGAGCGGTGCTATTGATGGCGTAAAACAAATGTTCAGTAGCTTGAAAGACTTTGCGATTGGCGTATTGCAAGCCATTGGCGGCGCTATTGCTACATGGGTTATTGATAAAATTTCAAACGCGAAAAACGCCGTTATGGACTTCTTGGGTTGGAGCGACCGACAAACCACGGAAGCCGTGAATAACTCGGAACGTGTTTCACTTACACTGAATCAAGAAATATCCGGCGGCGCGCAGATAAATCAGCATTTTGAAAATGAAGGGTGGTCGTTTGAAAGTGATTGATGATACTAACCAACAAAACCAAGAACAGCCCTCTGAAATCATGCTAATTCAAGACCTTATCAATCCGATTACGATTGATAATATTGAAGTCGATGTAATTATGGAAGATTCTATAAGTTACGAGAGTGAAGTTACTGAGTTTCCGGTTGAAACCGGTTTCACCATTTCCGACCATGTTATCAATAAGCAACCGGAAATAAAACTTGATTGCATATTCACGCCAACGCCGGTTACATGGTACGAACTTCATAAAGACCAAGCGGCGACGCGGTTAGAAGACGTTCGCCGGGAATTGGAGCGAATACGCAACGAGAAGGAACCTATCACAGTAACAACACCCGACCAGATATATGAAAACGTCGTATTAGTTAAAATTCCGATTACGCGAACCGTTAAGGACGGTTTGACCTTACGAATGACGCTCGAATTTAAACAAATCGCGATTGTTAGCAGTAACACCGCCGAAGTACCGGCGGAATACGCCGAACAAGAAACGAAAATTCAAGCGCAAACCGGGAAGACTGAAACCAACGGCGGCACAGCGACAACGGAAGAAATCGGAAACGGCGACGGCAATACGAATTATACGCAAGATACCGGCACGGAACCGACCGCGGAAACGTCGCGTACTAGCATTGCTAAAAGCATGAAAAATGCATTGGGGTGGTAATCATGATTATTATTAATTTGGTAGATGCAAACGATTTCGTTCAACGTGTAACACTTGACGGTACTATTTATTACTTGCATATGTCATGGAGTGGCGAAGATTGGACTATGGACGTTAGAAATGCCGATAACGTGGATATTATTCGCGGTATTGCCGTTCGTGCGAATTTTCCATTATTGGCGCCGTATGGTCGCCACTTGCCAACATTAAGAGGGCAATTATTGGCGGTGGTAAATGACGGTAACGATAATTTGTGCCGTGATTGTTTCGTTAATGGCCGGGCTAAACTCGTATATGTGCCGGCGTCGGAAGTAAGGGAGATTCTGAACAATGGGTAAGCAATTTAGAAGGCAATATCGGTTATTATTCGGCAAAAGTGCCGAAACGGGCTTATTGCTTACAAGTGAAGACGTATCGACTGACAAAGGTATTACCGGCCTTCATATGACCTTTACAATCGAAAAGGATACAACGAAGGAAACGAACAAGTCAGAAATTAAGATATGGAACTTATCCGATGAAAGTCTCGACTTGATCCAAAAGGAAGATACAATGCTCGATTTGTCAGTCGGTTATCGCGACGACATCGGACTTGTACGCATCTTTATTGGTTCTTTGCTAACTTGTCATACCAAGTTAGAGAATGATGGCAAGGACGTTGTTACAACGATAAAATGTAGCGACGGTAAACTTGCTATTCGTGATAGCATCGTTTCGCAAGCGTTCCCGCCCGGCACGAATAGTCTTACCATTATTCGGGGGCTTGCTCAATCGATGGGATTGGCTGCCGATATTGCGAGCGACGTACAAGGCACAACATACGACAATGGCTATTCATTCGTAGGCTATGCGAAAGATTCTCTCGATGTTGTGTGCGGTGCCTTGGGCGCCACGTGGAGCGTCCAAAATAACATGTTACAGGTTATCATGAGAAACGGCGTTACACGGAAACAAGGCCTTATATTTAGTGCTGATACCGGTTTAATCGGACGCCCGGAACGAATTATTCGTTCTTCTAAAAAAACGAACAATCTAGCGGAAGGCGAAAAAGAAGACAAAATTATCGACGCTAGCGGTATTATTACGCCGGAAATTAAGCGTAAACGCAAACAAAAGGCGAAAAAGCGTCGTAAGACGAGCCAAGCCGGTTGGCGTATTAAAACGTTACTCGCTCCAACGGTTAACCCCGGCGACGCGGTGCGTATTAAAAGCGGCGTTGTTTCCGGTTGGTTTAAGGTGGAGCGCGTCAAACACACCGGCGGCGTATATATTGATAATTGGACTAGTGAAATCGATTGTATTGAGGTGATTCTTGATGAAGAATAATAATCAAATGGTGAATGATATTCGCAGTATTGCCGATTCGGCAGTCAGTAAAATCAATACAGCCGTAGGCGGTACGATAATCAGCTATAACCCCGGTACTAATCGCGCCACGGTAAAACCTATAGGCACGAAGTTATTTGAGGATAATCGGCGCCTTCCGTATCCGGATATATTCAATGTGCCGGTAGTGTTCCCGACTAGCATGGGCGGAACGTGCGGCGTTACGTTTCCACTCAATCCGGGCGATGGTTGCTTATTAGTGTTCAGTCAGGATAATATGGACGATTTTCTCAATGACGGCGGCAAAACTGACGACGTGCGTCAATTCCAATTGAATGACGCCATATGTATTCCGGGGCTTTATACCGGCGCAACCGACGGAATGGCAAATAAAAGCGGTTCGCTGTGCTTATTCTTTGGTGGTAGTACGATAACGCTTGACGGCGGCGGGTTCGTTGGCACGTTGGCCGACGGTACAAGTTTCAACTTTTCCGGCAGTGATTTAGTAGTCAATGGCATATCATTGACTAAGCATGTTCACGGTGGCGTTATTCCGGGCGGCGGCAACACTAGCACGCCTAAATAATAGAGGTTATTTCAATAAAACGAAATAACCTCTATTTTTTTATAAAAAACCGTTTCGTGTTACTTTTTGTAACAAAAATCAGTATAAAGGCATTAAAAAAACGCCTTTATACAAAAAAGGGGGTAATTATGGCATATGATTTGGCATTAGACGCCCGAACGCATGATGTGATTGTCGATAATGGCAATATGTTATTAATCGACAACCGCGAACGCATTATTCAACAATCTAAAATAAGGCTGTTGCGATGGCGTGGCGAATGGTTTCTCGATAGTCGCGACGGTGTGCCATACCGCGAACGAATACTCGTTAAGCGGCCGAATTTGGCACATATCCGGCAAATCTTTTATGAGGAACTTGCCACCATTGAGGGGGTTACAAAAGTTACTGAATTGACCTTATCGCATGACGTGCGTAATCGCGTTTTGAGCGTCATTTATAGCCTTGATACTGATTACGGATTTATTACAAAATCGGAGGTTTTGGGCTATGGCCGATAAGATTATATACGGACTTACAAAGGACGGATTCAAACGCAAGCGATTGCCGGAAATCTTACAATCGATGTTTGACCGGCTTGAAGATAAATCCGGTTTAAAAGTAAATCGCAATAGCGATAGTGTACTTGGGATGCTGTTCGGCATCGTAGGCGCGGAAATTTCCGATGTTTGGGTTGGTTGCGAAGATACCTATTATGCAATGTATCCAAGTACATCGAAGGGCGTTTCGTTGACACAGGCGGCACAATTAGCCGGCATCACGCCGATAGTCGCAGAACAAACACTTGTATATTTGACTTGTTACGGCACTGACGGAACCGCCATCGAACGCGGCTCCGTGGTCGCTAGTAACAATAATAGTGAAATTACCTATTCAAGCCTTAACAGTGCATTCATTACCACTCAAAAGGCTAATACAATTGAGATTTTGGTACCTACAACGCCGGCAACCGGCAACCGCTATACATTAACTATCGACAACGTTACGGCGTCGTATACTGCGAAATCTAGCGATAATAAAAGTAGTGTATTGATAGGCTTATATTCGCAATTTGACACGCCGAAATTAACCTATGAGGTAAATAATGACGTGTTAACGATTGAGAGCGTCGACAAATCGAAAACGTTTAGCGTGCAATTTACCAATTTAACGTACTTGAAATTAGGCACACCGATTTTATTTGAATGCAACGTAGCCGGTTCCATTACGCCGATTACCGGCGATTTGACCGGCATAGTAACGGTTATTAACGGTTGGGATAGCGTAACAAACGAAGTTGATGCTACTGTCGGCCGTGATAATGAAAGCGATAGCGCATTACGCAGCCGGTGGAATGCGAGCGTATACGAAAGCGGAAGCGCCAACGTAGACGCCATTCAAGCGGCGATATTATCGAATGTAACAGGCGTTACAGCGTGCCGCGTTTTCGAAAATACAAGCGATAATACAGACGCAGACGGACGCCCGCCGCACAGTTTAGAAGCCATCGTTCAAGGTGGCGATAAAAACGATATAGCGTCGGTGTATTGGGTGCATAAAGGCGGTGGCATCGCAACATATGGCGATGTAGCTGTTGATATGACCGATAGCCAAGGCACACCGCACACGATTTATTTCAATCGACCGCAACCGGTTGAAATCGCCTTACGAATTACGCTTGAAAAGTTATCGGAAGAAGAATGGTCAAGCGACAACCGGCGCAATGCATTAAATGCCGTATTGAATAAGGCGCAAGCCTTATCGCTTGGGCAAGATGTAGTTATACAACGCTTTATCGGTGATATTTACCGGAATACAACCGGCATCGGGGGCATTGTAATCGAAGCGAGTAAAAACGGCGGTAGTTATAGTACAAGTAATATCACTATTGGCGCGCGTGAAGTCGCCGACTTTGACGCAACGCGTATCGAGGTGATTGAGCATGTTTAACGAAGAACGCTATCAACGTATGTTATCGCGTGTTTTGGCACAATATCAGAACACGCCAATTCTTGATGCTATTCTATACGCCATTTATGGCGAACTCGATGAAGTCGAGAAGGTTCAACACGATCTCAAATATAAGCGTTGGATAGACACCGGCGAGGGCGTTCAGCTTGACGGCATCGGCGAAATTGTCGACCGTTCCCGCATCATTGAAAACGTGGTTAGTGTGCCGTTCTTTGGGTTTAAATACCAATACGGCACACAAGGATTCGGCCAAGCCCGCTTCAGGGGTTCCGGTGAATCGTACATAAGCAGTACAACGCTACTCGACGAAGAATATCGTAAAATTCTTTGGCTCAAAGTGTTCAAGAATCGCACTAACTCGACAACTGAAGAAACGATAAGCGCGTTCAAGAAACTTCTTAACGCGAACCGCGTAATATTGCGTGAAATTCCGAACGCAAAAATGGCAATAAGCATTGACCGCGTGTTGACAGCTTACGAAATCGCATTTCTGAAATCCGTCGGCCTTACGATTTACACCGGCGGGGTCGGAATTAAATATTTAAACGCCTTCAATGGCGTTTCTTTTTTTGGCTTTAAACACCAACGCAACGCCAAAACGTTCGGCGTTGGTTCGTTCGCACGAACGTATATTATTTGATAGAAAGGGGTTAACATGGCATCTTTATATGTTCCGGACTTTTCTAAGATTTTCGCCCAAAACGCGAGCAGTATTCAGAATTGGAGCGACGCCAATTATAACACCGGTTGGGGCTTTTTGGGGCAAGAACCGCCCCCATACGAATTATTCGATGATTTGTTTCGGAAGAACGACCAAAAGAATAAATACTTGTTCGATGAAGTAACGGACGCTAAAAGTCGTTTGACCGCCGCCGAAAGTGGCATTCAAACGCTGAATAGCAATTTAAATACCGTTACTACTAATTATTTGAGTAAGTTAACCGGTGGCACGGTTTCCGGAAGTACCACGTTCAGCGGCAACTTATATACAAGTCAAACGTTAAGTACGACCGATAAATCGTTATATGTTCCGAATACGACATGGGTTCACAATTTAATCAATTACTTTTTAACAACCGCCAATAATACGCAAAATAATGCGTTCAAAACGGCGGTACAAAACGCAATCGCCGCCGGTTATCACGGAATCACGCAAGACTTTTCAAACCCGAATGCGTGGTGGTGTAAGTTTCCGAATGGGTTAATTATCCAAGGTGGAGCTACTCCGCGACCAGCTAATAATGCCACGACAGCTACATTCGCTACATCGTTTGGCGGCACCGATTATATAATAGTGCCAGTAGGCGTAATTGATGCAAGCGACAATA